TTATCTCTAAATGTTATATAAATATCATTTGTAGTCATGCTATTTACATATCCATAGGATATACCAAAATCTAGACTTGCTGAGTCTACAGCAGATAAGCTATAAGCTCCATTGTTATAGTTCCAAAACCCTCTCCAATGTGTATTTAATGTTGCCATTCTATCCCTCCTTTCTTTACACTACTCCACCACGAGCGAGCATTTGCTGTTCACTTGGTAGCATCTTAATAACTCTCTCTACTTTCTGAATAGCACCAATGAGAGAATCAAGTCTACTTTCTACACCTGAATTGTCTGACATCCCCTGCAGTATTTTTTCTGTAGTATGATTGTTAATAATCTGTGCCTGTGGTGGTACATACATAAGTTCCCTACCGACTTCACCTACTACAGACAAACCGCCAGTAGCGCTTAATGTTCCATTAGCATATCGTGGAACATAAGAAATACTCGTTCTACCGTTTTCAGTAACAGACTGCATACGATATTTCTTTTGCATTTCTGCTTTACGTTTTTCGTACTCTTCGTCTTTTTCAAGCTGTTTATTAAGCATCTTCTCATGCAATGCTAACTTTTCTTGAATTTTCTTTTCTTCTCTTAAAGTTCCACCATTGTACTGTTCTCTAAGCTGTTTTTCGTACTCTGACATTTGCTTTTGAAAAAAAGATTTATAGGCTTCGCTTATACCATTGAGACTATCCTTTGCGCTCTCTTCCATACCATTAAAAGTGTCTTCTACGCTAGTGGCAGCATCACCCATGGCATCTTTTGTGGCACTAGCCATATCTTGCATTTCATAACTTACTTCTTTGCTCGTGTCTTTATAACTACTTCGTACACCTTGTGCTACTTCGGTTAACCCTTCATTGAGGAATTTTAAAACTTCATTTACACCCTTTAAAATCACACTAATTATGTCGATAACGGGTTTCATAGTTAAAGAAATCACTCTTCCAAACTCTATAACGTAATTTAAAGTAGTTCCAACAAGATTGCCAATAAAGCTTATTAATTCCTCATTATCTTTTATAAATCCTGTTACTTGCTGTTTAAAGCTTGTTAAAGCTGGTAAGAAACCTTTACCAAAAGCATTACCTGCATTTTCTATAGCTAACTCCATTTGCTTACTAGCATTAGCGTAACCATCAGCAGTTCTAGTAGCGTCTCCTTGTGCAGTCTTAGTGTTTTCTAAGATATAATTGTAACGTACAAGTGCTTGCTCTGCCTGCGTTAACTCTTTCCACTGCTTATTAATGCCCTGTGTAAGCATATAGGCTTCTAAGTTAACTTGTGTCATAACTACACCAAAGTTTTTCACATTTATACCGTTGGTTTCCCAATATTTTAACACCTTTTAAAAAGGTCGGATTAGACTATATCTTTATCCTTAATAGGATAGTCGGCGCTTCGAGTGGTGCTAATCTCCACCCTACGATTAGTCGTTACACCTTCCAATAAAAAAGACACCCTATCGGATGTCTATTGGCTTGGCACGGTATTGTCATGTTATATATTTAAAGTGGTAACCTTTATAAGCCCAACCATTTTTTATAGCTAATGCTATATTACTATGTTGGTTATCTTTACCACTAAACCTTAACGATGCTCTTCTTAGGCTTTTAAATTCTTCTCCAGTTTCAATACACAACACTTTCTTTATTTTCTTGTACTCCCTATTTTTATCCTTGTCTGCATATTTGAATGTATATCCTTTTGCTGTAACAGTTCTACCACTCAATACGCTACATATAGCTTGGCGTGTTATCCCTAAATCTCTAGCACACTCACTTATTGAAGGATATTCCTTATCTAATTCTATGCACACAATCTTTTTAGATGAGTATTCTTGGTTCATGTATTTACCTTTTAAAGATTTTGATATTTTCCTGTAAACATCATCTTTGTTTTCTATGATTGGGATTTCTAGTGTACCTGACGCATTAACGTTGTATCCATTAGGTATTATAGAGTTTTTTTCTATAATATGCTTATTTTCAAGTTCAACTAGCTTTTCGTTTAATTGTCTCTTGTTATCACACTCGATAACCTCTAACACCCTATATGTTTTTACCACATTATCCCAACCATATTTCCTTATGGCTCTAGCAAACGGAGTATCTGCTTTTTTAGTCAATGCTTCATACTTATGTTTATCTTTCCTTTTTCTTTCGAGTCCATAAGTTTTTCCGATATAGTATTTATTATTCACACAGTAACAGTATATAATTCCCCTCATTAAATCACCTCTTACTACAAGTATACCATATCGTTTCAGGGTTCTCAATATATAATTTAGATTTTCACCGTTAGCCCTATAAATAGGACACCGTTTTTGCTTACGTTCACCGACAGTTTCATAATAAGTTACCTTATTAAGCCGCTAAAATTAACGGTTCAGTCTCACCTGTAATAGCACTTCTTAAAGCGTTAAAAGCTTCTTCACTACTCTTGTTCCACAAAGAACCTAAGTCACCACTTAATTTAGTAAGATTAATAGACATCTCCTCTATTACATCTACACCTAAACCACTTGGTGTAAGAACTGCTCCTAGCGTACCAGCAAACTTTTCAGCCTCTAATCTGCTTAAGTTAAAAGAGCTTGCATTTTCTTTAGCCCATTTAGAGACATTGTTCTCTTTACCAAAAACAACCTCTACTACGTTGGCACTCTCTTCTAGATCACTTGCAGTTTGTACAGCCTGCTTACTAAACTCCCATAATGCAGATATAGCCTGTTGTAATGCTTGCACAGCTAAATTTACAAGGGCCATGGAAAGCCCTGCTACTGCACCTTGCATAAGACTACTCATTCCAGCGCCGCCACTAAGTGCACCACCTAAATCACCTAGTTTCATGCCAAACACACTGGCATTACTAATTCCGTCCTTAAATGCACTAGCTAATTTACCAAATGAACTAACACTATTGTTGTTTTCATTTATAGCCTTTTGTTGTGAAACTCTAATCTCCGCATTTGCTTTAGTCATAGCTTCACTCATAGTCATGCCACTAGCCTTATACTGATGTGCTAATTTCATGATTGAGCTTTGCATCTCTTTATTACTCATAAGTGTACTTTGAGCTGTATTCTCAAAAGACTTTTCGGTACTTTTAATCGTTTCATTTACACTTCTTAGGTCACTTTTGGCTTTCTCTGACCCCTCGACTACAACACTAGCTTTAAGTGTTCCTAAGTCTAAACTAGCCATTTTCTTCCTCCTTTCCGTATTTTTCTCTTAACTTATCAACATCAGGAGAAGTACATGTGTAACGTATATTGTCTTTAAGTATCTCAAGGCCCTCTTGAGTCTTAGAATAATCATTTATTTGTTTAAGCTTTTTCAATATCTCAAACTCATCAAATGGAATATACTTAACCTCTTCATAACTCATATTAAGAAATTGTGCCATTTGAACGTATTCCCACATAAGCCGTTCATCATCCGTTGTAAACAGTGGAGATATGTCTAACCCATCACTTTTATGTTTTTTGGATATAAGCAATGGGTTATCTAGTTTGGGTTATTAAGAGACTTTGTAACAAATTCCAAGTAAGTTTTAAAAATCTGGGTTTGTAATGAGTAATCAATGTCAAGTTCTTCAAGTTGCTCTGCTGTAAACATCTTTTTACTTGTGTTATTGCTTAATAGCTTAGCTGTGATATTTTCAAGCATTTCCACCATTTTCTCAAAGTCTGTTTCTTTTGCCATTTTTAAGTCCGCTTTATTTAATTCAATAAGCAACCCTTTAGATGGCTTTTTAATACGAACAATCTCTCCATCCAATAATTTAATATCTAACGTTTCCTGTGCTAGTACGCTTAAATCTAACATTGTACAATCCTCCTAATATAAAAATAAAGACTAGGTGTAAACCTAGCCTTATGCAGCAAGTTCTTTTTCTTCTTTATAAGTAACAAGTGTTCCTTCATCATCTTGACTAATTGCGGTAAATTCAGCATCAATAACTGTTTCATTCTCTGGGTCAAACGCAATCGTAAAACCATTTCTGCTTGTACCCACAATAGTAAGTTTAATGTGTTTACCTTTATCTGTTGTGTGTACAAAGTGGATAATATAGGACTTACCATCTGCGTGTTTCTTCCCACCAATTTTTACAATACGATAAGCGTTTTGACTAGTAGGCTCTGTTACTCTAGCAGTTGCACATAATGCTTGCAACACTTTACCATTCCAAGCCAAGATACCACTTTTAAAGTTAACATTTTCTTTTGTTAGAAAGTTTTTAATCACAACCCCCATATCATCTGATACAACTTTCCACTCGTTTGTGTACTCTAAACTTGCCCCACCTTTGATATGTCCAATTTTATTTGCATCAACTTCAATGGCTGTGTCTTCTGGAACTTTTCCTGTAAACTCCATAATATACAGGTCCCCAGAACCAAGCTTTACATCATCTTTATCTGTCATTGTTGTACTAGATGCAAAAAACTGAAGCTGTAATGGCATTAATAGCTTTTTAGCTTTCATCTGTTTACCCTCCTTGTAATATTAAAGGTAGCCTTTTGATAGTACATAGTTTTATTTCCTATGACATTCTTAAGGCTACCTCCACCGTTTTGTTCTACTTTTAAAACTTTATTTGTTAACTTTGCATCGCCTAATGTTAACAAAAGGCTCTTAACACGTTCTATAATGGCTAAAGATTTACCTATGGAAAATCCTATGGCATCAATCATTAAAACGTCTGTAGCCTTAATTCCATTGTCTGTTGCAGTATAAAATTCATACACGATACACTCATTAACAGTTGAGCCTTCACCGAATGGATAAATACCACTTACAAGGCTTTTCAATTGCTCATCATTCTTAAGTATTGCAATTACTTCATCCACTCAGTTCTAGCCCCCTCTCCTAAAACTTTTAAGATATTATTTCTGTTTGCATTTACAGCAGTTAGAAGGTACCTTTTAGGCTTAATACCTTTTGTAGTGTGCCATTTACCTTTCGCATCCTTATAACGCCATGGCACCTCTTTTCTACCATTACCACCTATAGCATAAATACCTGTTCCTTCATGTCTATAAGGCGCATATTCTAATGTGTTACCTATAATGCCTATTTTATTATTTTTATCTATAACATGCTGAATATCGGCTCTTAAATGTCCATCGTCCACAGGACATTCTTCTTTAGCAGTATTCTCAATCATCTGACATACCTTTTCTAGCCCTGCTAATAATGCCTTATCTAAGTTATTAATAGCTTTCTCCATATTTTTACTAACATCGCCCACTAGACCACTTCCTTTAGATACACTTGGCTAAGTCTTGTAACTTCATTAGGCTGTTTTTCTACTGTGTAAACTTTATCTAAAATTCTCAGTACATGACCTTTCTTAAGCCCCCTAAAAGATGTAAGCCCTAAGTGTGTAATCTCTCCATATTCGATGCTATTTTTAATATTAATCGTATCTACTACATTAATTGCAATATTGATAGTTGCTATCATGGTTTCATCTTGTGAAGGTGCACCCCATTCATCTGTTCCACCATCTTTTTGCCATACTGTACAACTTTGCATCTGCCGATTAATCATTGGAGCCACATCCTTTTAACAACCTATGAGCGTATAGATCACGTTTAATTTCATTAGGTATATCTTCTACATAGGTTTCAGAAACACCACTATAGGATTGAGATTTTAGCCCCTCTGTGCCTTTACGGTTATAGAGTATAATGGCTAAATCTATTACTTGGTTTTGTAATTCTTTTTCTGCATAAGCTTTATCTCGCTTGGTAAAGTTCATTACTTTATTGATAGCCTTATCAATATACCTTTGTAATAAGGGGTCCTGAGTCTCATCAGCACCAAGTTCTAGTTTTAATAGTTCAAGTGTAGTCATTCTCTCACCATCCTTAAGAAAAAGGGCAAGGAATTATTCCTCACCCTGCTGTTCTTTTTTAGGTTTACGTTTTTTAGGCTTTTCAATCTCTTTTTCTTGCTTTACTTCTTGATCTAGTTGCTTTTCTTCTCGATTATGATACCTTCTTAACAGCATCTAATCCCTCCTTACGCACCAGCTTCTGCTTTGAATTGAGCAACAACTACTTTACTATCATTGGATAAATGAGCTGTGTAATGTTCATCTGCTGTGATAACAGTTGTTTTCTTAAGAATATCCCTATCGCTTTCCACAATAACATCACGCTTTTTGTAAATGGTTAATGCTGGTACATCTCCATCCACTTCTGCATTTGTTACTTTTACAATAGGACATTCATACCAAGTAGAGTTTAATTTAACTTTTTTAGATGGAATGACTTGGCAACCTGCAATCTCTCCAATAACACCTGTCATAACGACATCTAAAGGATATTTATTTTTGTCTCTAAATTCTGGATCAAGTCTTAATTGAGTAATTTGTTTTGGATGGATAAACATTACTTTTTGTGTATAGTCTTCTTCTCCAAATACATCAACAGCTTTCACTACACCTTCATATCCGATAATAGCTGCTTTTCCATCATATTTAGCTGTAGCACTATTAAGTGCATCATAGCAATCATTATCAATCTTAGCTGCAATAGAAATTTTAAGTTGCTTTTCTGCTTCTCCTACTGGGTCACCATAACCACTTAATGCAGCTTCATCTGTAATCTCAACACCTTTACCAGTTTTTTTTACAGTAGCAGTTGTTGTAGTAGCTGATAATACTACTGTATCCATTGCTACACCTTCTGCTACCACTTCTGCATCACCAATGTAAGCATATTTAGGAACAGTAATTGTATTACCTGGTTGACCTACTAATGTGCTATCAATCTTTGCAAGTGGTGAAAACTTAATCGCTTTATCTAATCCTGCTGAAATCATATCCGCCATTACTTGTGGGTTTACTAAATTTGTTAATTTTGTTTGTGCCATATTAAGGCCCTCCTTTTATTGTGTTAGTTGTTTATAAACTTCAGGTTGAGCGTTATAGAGTTCTGCTCTCTCTGAATAACTCATTTTGTGGAATTGTTCTTTTGTAATACCTTTAGACGCACCACCTGTATTAGTAGGTTTAAATCCACCTAGTTGTGGTGGTTGCTGTTCTTCTGCATCAAATAAGTAAGCATCACTTTCTTTGAGTGCTGTAAGCTGCTCTTCAAGTCCTGTAAATTTGTCACCTTCAAGCTTAACTTTGTCCATATCAAGAAGCGCTTTAAGTGCTTTTAAGTTCTTGGCCTTCGAACCTTTTAAAGCATCTTCCAATCTATAGTTAAAGTCTTTTTTAGCCGCTTCATCTTTAAGTTTTGCAATTTCTGTCTCATATTCAGTGACCTTATTCTGCAACTTCTCATTGTCTACATTATTTTTCTTTAAGTCAGTAATCGTTGCATTAGCTGTTTCAAGTTGAGCTTTAACATCTTCATAGTCAGCTTTAGCCTTCTCAACGTCTTTGCCGTTTTCGGCCATAATGCTGTCTATATCCTCTTTTTCAAGCCCTAAATCTTCTAAAAACTTTCTCTTCATAATAGCCTCCTACGCTTTTTACGAGTATGCTCTCACGGATTTGTTATGTTAGGTTATTCTTTTACGCCTACAACCTATTAAAAGGCATATAAAAAGCACCCTATTAAGAGTGCTTAATTAACTATTCAATTACTGGGATACAAGTACACCTGCAACGTGGGTGAGTTGGTAAAACTATTTCATCTAATGGCCTCGGCTTTTCATTATCTGCATACTTTACACACTTTTCACAAAGTCTCTCATCATGTGCTACTAGTATGATGCCTTTATCATAACCATGGTTCATATATTTTTGTCTTTGTCCTTCGTTAATTGTATGCATCAATTCTGTACGCACTACCATATCAGCACGGTTAAAACCTACTTGCATCTTTTCCATGACCACTTTAACAAGTTTATCCTTAGATTGTCCTTTAACAATGCAATCCTCAATACCTTTTTTCAGAATGCGAACGAGTTCTGTTTTATTATCCCATTCAGTACTGATAAAATGTTTCTCGCTCCAAGACCTCGCAATAATCTGCTGTACTGCTACATCGTCTAATACAGCAAACGAAGGCTTAATAGGCGTATGTTGTGGTAAAGGTGTCTCCGCATAGATTTCCCTTAAAGCTTCTTCTAAATTGTAGTTAAGTATATTGATTTCTTTAAGCCCTAGTTTAACCATTTTCATATTTATACTGTTAAGTAAATCCTTGTAGTGCTTATAAGTCCATATTTCAGTTCTAGAGAGTTCCTCATCTAACAACTTATAATACATAGCCTCAACTTCTTTAATTATCTCACGAGTAATTCTATCGTATATCTTACGTGTTTCTGATTGCATCACTTCATAAGTTAAATCAAATCGTCTTTGAGCTGTTTCATCTATACGTTTCTTCCAGTAATCCTTATTCGTTGCCAAGATTATCACCTAATTTTTCAGCGTAATACTCCATGTTAAAAGCATTTTCAGCTTCAATTTGTTTAAGTTCCTCATCAACATCTGTAACATATGGATGATTAGCTACAATAGTCTTAGTAGAGATAACTCCAACTGAATTTTTACAATCTGTAATGACTTGGCTCTCATTCATTGTAATATCACGATTAAGAATGATACTAAGTTTTTCTTTATCCTGTGGTCTAACTCCTTTAACTTCTAAGTAAGACTTAATAAACCACATAAGCTGGTTAAAGTAATTTTTAAGTTCTATTTCTAACTTATTACACTTGAGGTCAAGTCCACTATAAAGCGTCTTTAATGCTACACCCGAAGGCGTGTTGCCACTTATCATTTTGTTACGGTCAACACTACGGCCAAACAAGATAATATCATCTTTAAGTGTATTATCATGGCTCTCATTAGCCGTCGTGTCTATAGTAGGATTAACAAGTTCAACACCACCGTCTGTATCTACCCAAATACGACGTTTCTCTAGCATTTCATCTAGGCTCACTGCATTTTCAGGATTCTCAGCGTAATTTCTAATAACAACTAAGAAGTTTTTAAAGTCCTCTAGCAACTTATCTAAGCGCTCTCTGTTATGGCAATACGCATCTATTAACTCTTTTACCATCTTAAGGTCTGGCATTTCACAAGCGTTGTTTTTACAAAATACAAAAGGCACTCTACCAAAACTATATTGCTTTCCATCAATGGTAAAATGCCCAAACTCTTCATTGTCATTTAGTTGTAAGTACTTCTCACTATCTAGCTTTAAAGTACCGTTATCTAAGATGTAGTAATAAGATTGGTCGCTATCGTAAACCTCAACTTTAGTGACCGTTTCCTTCTTATTATTCATGTACTCTTCAATATCATAGATACGAATAACCCATTTCAATTCTCTATGCGAGTTATCTACCCATACAGGCTTAATTTGCTCACTTGGAATAAGCATACGTTTAAGTATACCTTCTTCATCGAAATATAACTGTTCCCATGCAATACCTTTATTACTTGTCTCTGTTCCAAGTAGCTGTAGATCATAAAGGAAATTATCACTTAGTACGTTAATAACTTCATCTAAGTAACTACTATTATCTATGCTACTTGTAATACTAGGTTCTTTACCAAGTAAGTACTGCACCTTTTCGTCCACTAGGTTAGTCATAAATGCGTGCGGCATTTCTATACCAAGTGGCTCATTCTCATAATAAAGCTGTCCATCTAGCATAAGTTTACGTTCCTTACTTGCTAAAAACTCTTTAATGTACTCTTGTACAATAAATAAATCTTGATTATCCAAACCTAACACCTCCTTTTCCTCTTAATGGCTCAACGCCATATCTTAGAGCATCTATCCCATGGTTAAATGTATCAATAGGTTCATTGATATACTCATTTGTCTTCTTGTCTTTTTTCCATGTATAGTTCTCAAACTCCTCAATTAAAGTCGTACATCTTTCATCAACGATAATTGAGTGTTGCTGTAGCCACTGTAACCCATGAATAATACTATCTGGCCCCTTACTGGCAGCTTTAATCCTGCTACAACCTAAGCGTTTTATTTCTTCGATTGACTTTTGTTCTGCACTATCAGCTATAATTTGTTCTTTTGATAAGCCTAACTGTCGCAAAACCTCTGCTATTTCATCGTTAGTCATTTCTTTTCTGAAATACTCACCAATGATATAAATGATTTTATTCAACTTATCGTAGTAACCCCAGATAATAGCAGTAGGGTCATTAACATAACCAAAGTCCATGCCAACAAATAAGCGTAAGCCTTTGACCTCATTCTCACTTATCAGTCGCTTATGAATAATGGGAAAGACTAGCTTGTCGAGTGTAGCAAACTCGCCTAAGCAGTAAATCTTATAATAAGCAGGGTTGGTATTTTTAAGATTCTCTAACGTAGCTTTGTAGTCTTCCGTAAGGAACTTATTATCTAAATAGCTACTATGAATAATTTGAGCGTTTTTAATGTCATTTAAGAACCAATGTTGGTACACCCAATTAGCCTTAGATACAGGGTTGAACATTAAGTATATCTGTGGGTTAGGTGCCTCTACTGGTCTAAGACGTATGTCTAACTGAGTAAAGTCGTCTATGGTTAGTTCACTGGCTTCTTCAATAACTATGTCTGTAATATCTGCTATAGATTTAATCTTTTCTGGATCATCTATGCCTTTAAATAAAAAAACACTCCCGTTATCCAACGTAAGTGTTAAATCTGTTTTATTTTCCTTAAATGGCGTACCACTCTTAGTAAGTATGCTTTTTACTACAGCATAAATAGAATGCCTCAAAGTATTACCTACTTTCCTAACCACTAGTACCTTTCTAACATTAAATCGAGCCTTTAGAACGATTTTTTGCACAGCACCATAGGATTTACCACTTCCACCTAACCACCGCCATAAAAGACGTTATAGCGCTTAGAATAATCATTAATAGTATCTAATACCCAATCATTAAAAAATTCCTTTTTTAACTTTGATGTTTTTATACGTCTTATAGGCATCTGGCTTCACCTCCTACATACCACAAATAATCTTTAGTTATCTGTGGTTATCCTTAAAAGCGTTGATAATGCTATGTTTATTAAACCGTTATTTATCAAAGTTTAGTTATACTGTTATTAATCTTCCTCGAACCAGTCTTCTGTAGGTTCTACAGACACTTTTGCTTCAACTCGTTCTGTCCACATTGAATATCTTTTACCTATTAGCTCAGCTGCTTTAATTCTATCCTTTTGATTTAATGCCTTGTCCATCTTTCTAGCTGAAGAACAACCTTCACCCTCTCCTTCTACCACAATAACTTCTTCAACATCCTTCCCTCTCATAATCTTTGTAAGATACTCCATAACTTCTTTGGCATCTGCTATGCGTTCTGATGAGATTTGCTCTAGTCGTTCATCTATATAACTTTTTATATGGGGTTTTCTGAGGTTTTCACTTCCTGCTTCCGCTGCCGTTTTCTTACTATATCCTGCTTTAATTGCTGCTTCAGTGGCGTTGCCAGTCTGAATATAGTAATCTGCAAATGCCTTTTGTTTTAATGTTAGCTTCACAACGCTCACCTTCTTTCTTTAGACTAAAAAAGCAATGCATAACCTATACAGTTAATTGCATTGCCTATCTAATTTCAAACATTTTTACACATCCTGATTTAAAATTATAATACTGTCTGTTTCGCAACAGTCTATGTACAACAAAAGGGCTCCTCAGCCTATAAACTAAGGGCCCTTTCCTTCAACTTCACCAATTTATTTGGGGGAAAATAAATGATCATAATGTGGTACCAAGATTCGGTATACGTTGCACACTCCGTATTTACCTTGCTTCTTGACTATATCAGTATAGCATGTTTTTTTAGTCTACTACTATCAAATACTAGCTTTTTCTTCTGTTTTCTCCCAATTACTTCTTAATCCTCTCTCTTCTGCAAATACTCTTCTAGCCTTACTTAACATTCTGTATACTGTAGCTTCCCCACAAGGTATTTCAGCTGCTGCTTTAACTACTCTACTTGATAAATCATTCTTTTCTAATGGCTTATTAGGATCTGTAAAGTATACTATTTCTATAGCCTTAATTGTCCCATAGTCAAATCTTCTTTTAAGTAATTCTAGTGTTTTTTCCACAGCTTCCAAATCATCTATCTCTGCCTTGAGTTCATTAATAACACGTTCCTTCTCCATTATGGCATGTTCCGTAGGGCTTCCTGTTCCACCAGTATTAATGATACGTTCTTCCCTAGCTTCCATAAGCATATTACCTATATCTTCTTTAACCTGTTCAGAAGTCTTGCCTATTTTAGCATAATATCTAAATGCAGCTGTCGCATAATCTCTTAAGTGGTCTTTTTTCATATTAATCCCCCTTAGTCTAGTCTTATTCCAAATAAGTTCATAATTAATTTATCTTCTTTCGGCTTCATATAGCTTTTTGTCATATCTATACTCTTATGATGTACCAACGCTGCTATCTCTTCTGTAGTAAATGGTCTTCCTAATTGCTCACATAGGTAATGCGTCCCATTTTCCATGTTTTCAATCATGCTATGCCTAAAGCTATGTGGTGTAAAATATGGGGTGTTTTTATCTATACCCTTAAGCATTAAGTGCATATTCTTGACCCATACTCTAAGCGTATCGGTATTTTTAATCTTAATTCCTTTATCGCTAACCCATATATCACTACCTTTAAGGTTCTGCATGTAAAGTTTCAAGCTTTCTTTTGCTCTATCATGCAATAATATATACTCCATTTGACCACCTTTACACTCTACTTTAATAAATCCTCTATCTGCTGTGGCAGTATTATCTACTTGAAGTATTTCATTTATTCTTGCACCACTATCGTATAAAAGGTCTAAAAGAAACATGTATTTATAGTTTTCAATACTTCTTAAGTGCTCCCTAAGTAGTACGACTTGTTTCTCCGTTACAAAGGTAATTTCTTTCTTTGGTTTTTTATCTAATGTCTTTACCTTTGCTGCGATATTCCTCATATATTCTTCGTATTCATCGTCATCATCCTCTGCATACCCCATCATATTTCTTATGACACACATTACCCTGTTGACTCTTGCGTTGCTACACTCCCTATCATTTATCATAAAGAATTTAAAGTCCTCAAAATGCCTTTTTTTGAATTCAAGAACGCTCATATTATTGTTATACACATAATTCCATACTAAGAAAAACTTCAAGTCATATCCATATTCCCTTAAGGTATTCGGCCTACTTCTATCTGTAACCTTGCTTCTTAGATACAGTTTCAATAACTCTTTATTAGTAGCATTAACATTTTCCCATCTTTCGCTAGTATATAAAACTTCTTTCATATACATCACCCCTTATGGTTAATATAAGCATTCAAAAAATCATTTTTTATTGACTACTCTCAATACCACTAAATCAACTTCTACAACCTCATACATTTCATTACATCTTCTTTTTTCGAATGAAAAAAATGCTTGTTCTTCATCAGCAAAAAGCACTGCATGTTCACGTGATAATCTTTGCTTGGGTGGACTATAATTATAGTCTGTTCCAAATACCCACTCCCCTGTAGTCTTATTTATTATGGCGTACATCTTATCACCTCCTGAACCATGTCGCTGATGTAGGCGATATGGTCAAAACATTTCTATTGATTAGTAAAAATATTTACTTTATACTAATTATTAGATAGGACTCCTTTTTTTAAATCGTCATACCTATCTATAAAATATCCCTTGGCTATCATAAAATAAAAAATCCATCTCCCATGGCTGTTACTTATTTCTCTGCCAAGGGGTATTTTTTTACTCAAAAACTAATTTTATTAACTTATTTTTATTAATTATATTTTTTTGTTATAATTTAATAAATATCTTATTAAAGGAGTGATTTTATGCTTGACTCGCTTTGTCCTAAATTCCTTGAAACAGCATTACATGATCCAGCTAAAGAATTTGGGCATACTCTAGGCAATATATTTTATTCTGTTTTCTATCCAATTAATTACTGGCCCGAAAAGCTACGAATTAAGCACCAAGTTAATCTCGAAAAATATAAAGATGCTATCACAAAAGAATTAGACAAAATCCCAACTGAAAAATTAACTGAACCTCCTATCTCTATTGTTGGTCCTGCTTTTGAAGCATCCAAATACCACATTGATTGCAATGAAATAAGAACCATGTTTGCTAAGCTTATTGCAGCATCCATGAACTCTGATACTCAGCAACTTGTTCATCATAGTTTTGTTGAAATTGTTAAACAACTTTCTCCTCTAGATAGCTCGCATATAAATTTTCTTAAAAATGGCAACTATTATCCTATTGTGCAATATAGAGGAAATGTTGGTCCACATTTTCGCATATTAAAGAGCAATGTATTCTTATCAAATCCATTACATCAAGATACCGCATTAAACTCTGTATCATTTGCTAATTTAGAAAGATTAGGTCTTGTCACAATTGCATACGATACTCTTAATGTTCCTAATACAAACTATGATATTTTCAAGGCAGATCCACTCTTCATAAAATATGAGTCTGTCATTGAGCAACTAAGAAATAAAGCTACTTTAATTACTAATAATACAGACCTAGATATTAATTGGTTTGAAAATGTCACTTCTATTTCTATTCATGATGGTGTTGTTGGGTTAACTCCATTAGGTAAGTCATTAGCCTCTATTTGCTGTTGATACTTTCTCTAATTGTTTCTATAGTTACTTTTTCAATTTCTTCATACATATGCTCCAATCTCTTTAAAATTATGTTTTGAAAAATATTGTTCATTATATTACATACTATAAAGCTTGTACCGGCAGCTATAATAATAGCTGCTAGTACTATATCTATTGAATTCATTCTATTCCTCCAAAAAATTATTTTATTGATTTAATCTCTTATAAAAAGAATTGATATTAACCCTAAAATGCAAAGGATTAAGCTAAAACTGAACCCTATCTTAGTTGCTAAAAACAAAGCATTTACAGACCATATATATCCGATACACACAATCAGCCCTACAATTGCAATTACAGATATATATTTTATGCATTTAATCATTATCTTCACCTCTCGTTTCATAAAACTTAGATTTTAGAACTTCTTACCATGCTTATATGGCCTAGTCTTATTAAACTCATGCTTTTCTAAAATTGCCGCTTCTAAATCAATTCCATAATAGTCAGCCATGTCAAAACACCTTATTACTACATCTGCAAGTTCTGCTGGTACACCTTCTGGTTTACCATCTTCTCTATAGTATTTCTCATCTGCATCTCTACCAGCCCTGAACTCCTCTAGTATCTCTGATACTTCACTGTGTATAAGTGCAATAAAGTCTGTTGGTTTAAGTCCATCTTCTCTGAAACCATGTTCTTTATTGTTTTGTCCTACCTGCTTTATAAATTCATTTATTTGTAATGACATTTGATTCCCTCCTAAATGTCCCCGACATACGTGCCGGGAACATCAATAATTATTTTTATCTACTCACAACAATCTGTAGCATAGCTTAAGTCTTGCTCTAGGTACTCACTTAAGTCACTAATACTTTTCAATTCTCCACTGGTAAGCGTTTCAATCGTTGATTCAAGTACTCCCGCTTCATACTCAGCTCTTAAGTTTTCTATAAGCTCATTAAATTCTTTTTCTTTCTTTTCCTTCTGTTCTTGTAAAGCTTTCAGAACTTCATAACCTGGTCCATCTTCAAACTTGCCTATATAAGCACCTTCACTCCCTGCATATTCTTCTGCTGTGCTATCCCAACAACATTTACACATCATTGCTGGCATATCTCCCATAAAAGGAGTTGGTCTTAATGCAGCCCATGCTGTATCACAATAATCACATTTTCCTATAACATAAATGCCCTTACTCATCCTAGTTCCTCCTAAAAAGTTACTTTGTTTCTTCTATTTCCCAATCACAAGGATCTTCATCTACTATTCTGCATTCGCCAAACTCTTCACTATACATATAACAACCATCACAACATCTGGCATATTTGCTACACTCATTCTTAATAAGTTCTAGTGCTTTTTTTAATTCTTCGCTCATCTTAATCCCTCATTCCTTAAAAATTCACTTTTATTTCATCATTCCTCAACTAGTCTCCATATATCTTCTTCATCTAGAAACACTTTATCAGGATCTCCTTCTTCTACTTCATAATTACGGCCACAATAGTTGTTCTCCATGTAAACATCTATAATTTCATCATCTGACATATTGTTAGGTCTATCACACCCTTTATCTATTTCGATTATGATTGCTGCACAATCATCCATATACACTGTGTATCTATTGTATTTTCCCAGGGTCTCACCCCATCAAAAATTGAATTTACGAATTGTAATATACAACCCTATTCCTGGTATCTTCCTTGCATTTTTTGAGGTATCTTTTGGTGTTTTCTTTAACACTTTGCACCTCATGCTTATCAGCTTTACCACTCAATACGTGATTGAGCTGCTCTAAATACCTTTGAGTTACAGGATATTTTTTCATTACATCACCTCTTTGATTTGCCAATCCCAAAGTTGATAGTAACCATAGTCTTGAAGTTGTACTTCATACAATTTACAACCTAAATACACGCACACAACGCCTGTAACGTATCCTCTCATTTGTTTCTTAATACCTCTAATTTGATCTATAAAGTATCCGAGTTCTACGATTTCAAAATACATACCGCCACTCTCCAACAATTAATTCTTTAACGCAAATTGATTGTTTGATTTAATCTTCCTCTACATCTTCAAATTCAACTTTAATATACTTAAATCCGTTATACTTTCCACTACGACCTCTTGTAATAGCAGTTGATACAGCTATAGGTGTACTACTGGCCCATCTATCCATATCAACTACTGTGTCAGTTACATAGAGCGGTAATTCAAACTCATCAACTGTTACTGCCATATACAGCCTCATAACTCACCTACGCTATATACTTCTTAATTTCCTTAAGTTCTTCAATAAATCTATCTATACCCTCTGCATTAAGGCTTATTTCATCAGCAATGTGTAAGAATCCACCATCTAACTTGTAAGTAAATAGCCCATTAAGCTCACTTATAGCCAACCTAGGCTTAACAACTTCTTTTTGCTGTTGTTTGAACTCTTCTTGGATCTCTACTTTAATTTCTTCTTCCTCTACTTTTGGCATTTGCATGCGCTCTTTCTTATAGGCATTTTTGTAAGTATTAATGCATCCATAGTCATAGCCTGTTATTGCTGCAATCTCTTTAGGACTTATTACACCTTCATCTAACAACTTAAACACTGTATCTCTTTTGCTTCCTTGCCTAATGGCCATGTCTTTCCCCTCCTTAATTTCTGTTCCTTTTTCAACTTCTTTCTTTAGCTTAATCTGCACCCTAGATATAACTTTTGATATATAGCTCTGACTTAGCCCAAGTCGCTTAGCCATATTATGTTGAGTTTCTCCAGCGATATAGCCCATCATTATTTCACATTCTAGACTTGGCAATGTCTTTATTCGCCTAATAACCTGCTCTAACATTACCTTCCCTTCTATATCTTGTTCGATGTTTACCGTATCGTCACATACGGTGTCTAGTAAACTAAATGAATTACCTTCTTTATCCGTTCCTAGTGTACTTTCTAATGAAATAGCCTTATCTCTTTTCTTTTGCTTCCTCTGATGCATCAGTATTTCATTCGTTATCACAATTGCAAATACCGTAATAAACTTACTTTTACTAGGATCATATTTCTTAAGTAACTTAGCAAAAGCTAAATTACCTAGTGCAATCAATTCATCATACTCTATATTTAAATTTCCAAACTTTTTAGCTATATGATGAATAAATTTTACATTTTTTTGATATAGGGTGTCATAATCACCCTTAATAAAAAGCTCCTCATTTGTCATTACAACACCCCTTAGCTTCTAATGCTTATTTTCTAAGTAATCTTTAAGCATTTCTCCATGCTCCCAATATTTATAAAGTATCTTCTTGCCCTCTTCTATCATTCTAGGTGTCAAATAAATAGGTTTTATCCCTACATGTGTGCTCGCTTGATTGAATGTGCTGTCCACTAACTTCTCCATATTGCGTACCCCCTGGTCCAGACATGTCTCCATTTTATCGGCCCATCGTTCTGCAAATCCGAATATGAAACTGGTGTACACGTTAGTGTCTGTCTACGCCTTATATGTTGCATACTGACGTTTGTTTCTAACGAACAATTTTCTTCTCCCCCTATCTAAATTCTTTTAAACTGATAATCATATAAGTAATACCAGCCATGCCCTTCTTGATGCCTCTTAATCTCTCATTAATGTCCTCTAGTTCAATTACCTCTATCATGCTTCAACCAAATCTCCTTTCATGCCTACCTCAAAAAGTTGTTCTCCATTAGTAAGATTGATATAGAACTCTAATTCTTGCACTTTACCCTGTCCATTTTTAACTAATATTGTCTGTCTTACAGCATGTGCCATCATTTCTTTAGCATAAGCGATATCATCATCTATCAAGTCTAGTAGTTCATAGTCGGTATACCCATATAGTTCATAAAGCCGGCCATTAGTTTCTTGTAATATTTCTATCACTTCAAAATACATCTTTTTCACAACAACACCTCACATATAGACTCTTAGCCTTATATTTTTATATCCTAAGTCCATTAACCTAAGTTCGGCTTTTTCTTGTGCTTGTTCAGTGTCACCATCGATCTCCAAGTATTCTCCATTCCCTATTACATGCCATTTTTGTTCTCCTTCATAAACCATACTAAAATCAACTATATTGCATTGTTCTTTTGTTTCCTTAGATTTATTAGATGTGAGCGTGCAAAAGCTAAATGCGATTAAAATACAGGCATATATCCCAACCATGTAGCATACTCTTAGACAAATGTTATTTCTTTTGGTTTAAATACTCTGATTCCTATTACTTCTAAATCTTCCTCATACTGCAACACGTATTCTTTTCTGTAATCGCTTATATCCTTAAGTACAACTGTTCTACCATAATCTTCATGTGCTACATAATAGCTTCCACTCCATTCTGCAACCTTATCATTGACAACAAATACAATTTGGTTATCATGTAGTACTGCAATTTCTTTAAAGCTAATACCTTTATCACGCATTACCCTACGGCATACATCTAACATTTTCTTTTCCTCTGCGTTCCTAGCAATCCTTTTTTGTCTGTATGCTCCATACACAAGTTCTAACCCAAGCACAGTTAAAGCTAAAACAATTAGTGCAACTAAATACTTATCCATACATTACCCCTCCGTAATCTCTGCATTTTTGATGATACTAGCTATTTCATATAAGCTCATCTTTTGCATGTCTTCAAGAAAGGCTCTAAGGCTACCTCTAATGCAATGTTGCATTCCCTTGTTGTCTGTGTACTGTACCGTGCAAATTTTAGTGTGGTCTTTGGTAATCGCATCTTGATATTTCATATAATCACCCCAAACTTGAAATTACTACCTCTACTTTAGGCTCTGATCCATATACCTTTTTCACTCGTAGTTCTACGATTTGCTTATCATCTGCATATGCTATTCCATTTAAGCTATCTAGAACTATCTTAGCTACGTTATCTAAGTCAGGCTTAACTACTGGTCTTATCTCTCCGCTGACCATTTTTAAAGCTTTTGTAGCACTTGTTTTTGGCATCTGATAATATGCTGTTATATCTGCAACAAGTGTTCCTTCTAACATGTTTCTGCCTACCTGATCTATATAACATTGTCTAACCCAATTCTCATACATCACTGTATCTTTAGGTGTATATGCTCTTCCTGTCCTTGTACTCATGCGTGGTCTTGCTTTACTCTTTACTTGCCCAGGTATTGTAAAGTTAATTATCATCAGCTTCACCCCCTCCCATAGTCTCAACTAGGCTGTCTAGAAGCATTTTTTCTCTTATAGCAGCTTCTACATAATCTTGACGACTCATCCCAGTTGCTTTCATAGCTTGCTGTAATCTTTTAATTTTTTTATCATCCAAACGTACCCTTATCTCATGCACAGCCATACCCTATTTAGCTAACTCCTTTAATATTTCTTGGTCTAAGTACTCAATATAAGTACCTTTCATCCCAAGCGACCTAGTTTCTACAACACCTGCTATCTGCAGTTTTTTAAATGCACTTACTGCCACACTTCTTGTAGCTTTTACTTCCCCTAATATCTTGCTTACAACAACGACACCATTTTCTCCGTTCATTTCTGCATACACAGCCTTAAATGCTTGAAGTTCTGTATAACTAAGTACTTTCTTTATTTTCTGTACTCTATCGCTCATTTTTAATCCTCACTTAGCCCTAAAGACTTTATAACATCATTAACTTTAGCCATTCCTTGAATATTGTCTTGCGTCTGCTCACGCTCAGTAATATCTAATTTTGATTTGGGCACTAGTTCAATCATCACAACTTTATCCGACATATACTGTAGTTCCTTGATTTTCTTCTTAACTGCCGAATTTAATCTACTCTCAGAACTCCTTCTTGCATTTATACTGGCCATTGCCCTATTAAACTGTGCTCTCATAGTCTCCGGTTCTTCACTTGTGCAAATTTGCAACCATCCACCACATGCCATAACGGCCTCCCTTACGTTTTGGGGTAAACTTGCAAGTGCTTCTTCAGGTCTAGCATATCCATAGGCACGTATAGCCTTTTGAACCATCCCATATCCGTCTTCATTGGCTATAGGCGTGGCACCCGTAATCTCACCATAATACTTTCTAATTGCGCCTATCATGTTACTTGGGGCATATGGTTCATCTGTAACCATTTTTGTTATAGCTAATTTAGTGATATTAAAATCTAAGTCCTTTAGCATGCCATACCATAATTCCATTTGCGTATTGTTATCAGTATTAATTTTAGAATTTGGGAAAAATGAGATAATCATAGCTATAATTCTTACAAACTCTTCCTTATTCATGTTTACCCTCCTCATTGAGCCAGTTAGCTAAACCTTGCATTGCTTTATCAACTGGCGAATTATTAACTGAGTAATTGCTATTTTCCTGCTTAAGTTCATATACATCTTGCCAGCTATGCAGGATGCTCTGTTCAAGTATCTTAATTTTTGTGTACTCATCATCTGCTAGTTTGTTTAACTTGTTAAGAATCATCTTTAATGCTCTAGTAGTAAGTTTCTTTTTAATCTCTTTTCTCATTTCTACAAAATCAAGAAGAGTTTTATTAAGCTCACTCCTAGGGGATGCGTAAGCATCTATTAGTGTTTCTATTGTCTCTTTGCTACCTTTACCTTCCTCTAACCTATCCTTACCTTTACTAACCTTACCTAACCTATCCTTACCTAACCTAACCTGTGTATCCATACTGCCTACCACTTGGTTGACATCTGGTATGACATTTGGTATGACATAGTGTGTATTTTCATCGTGTACCTTCACATATGCGCTATTTTCATCTACTGCTAATAATGATTTTTCATTTAAATAGATAGTTTCTGTAAATCGATCACTTCTAATATAGTTGTGTATCTTCCAGTGCTTAATAACACATACACCACTTTCAAAAGGTATAATAAATTGCTTTGCCATAAGTATCTTAAAATCATCATCAGAACACCCAACCATCCTTAATATCTTCTTAGGTGAAGCTATAAAGCCTTCATCATCTGCCCTAGTACAAAATTCAAGATATAAGTAACGTGCAGTTAAAGGCATATCTAAGAAAATATCTGTATCTACTATCTTTAAACTAATCATTCTTCTCTGTGCCACTAGATCACCTTCCTTCTGCATTTCTTCTGTTCCACATCAAGTACTCATTGCAACTTCTCCATATGATTCGTGTACTTTCATGTATAAGTTGCATTTGTCTATAACGCTGATAAGCCCAATCTTTAAACGCTGTTACAGCAAACTCTTTATTACTAGCATCGTGTATCTTACGTGCAGTAGCTTGAATCTCTGACCATCTTTGCGCAAGCATTAAGCTGTCTTTCATAAGGCTATACGCCTCTTCTACGTTCTCGCTGTTAAGGTCTAGGTAACGCTTAAAAACCTCATTGTACTGTTTGCAATCATCTGGAAGTATTTCTTGAAAGTCAGATTTAATCTTTGCCATTTTTAGCACCTATCTTTTCGTAACCTTCACACACTACGTCATACTGCTGTTTTGTTAACTCTAGCGGCTTACAATGATACTTCTTATACACCTCTTCCTGAACCTTCTCTTGAGTTCTTCCGGCTTTTTTACCAAGTGCATATAAGCGTTTTATTTGTGCCTCACTTAATGTTTTTTGTGTTTTGGTAAGACTAGGCAATTGAATTCCTAATCTATAGCGTTCTGCTCCATGATTATCTACTATAACAAGCCTATCTATCTCCTTGTTAGCGTTATATCCTATCTCTTTCACTTCAAATGTTATAGCAGGATAATACTTGCCATTGTTTTCTTTAATGTCTTCAGGGCCTAAATTAATCCATATAAATGGAGCTGTGTAAAGCTCTCTACCTATGCCTAGGTTAAAACATGCTCTCTTGAAGCTATCACTTGCCTGCCCTTTTTCCTTTTCAGTATTACTTTCTGTTCCTACATCTTGCTTAACAATCCAAAAGCCTTTATCTTGATCCCATACGCTGACGTTACAGAATAAATTTCCATTTATTAATTCATGGGTTCGCTGCCACCCAAGCACACCAAATGTTTCATCAAGTATCCTCATATCACACCGAGCATCTTTATAGAGCAAAACAGAACAACCATTCTTCTTAACCGTTTGAACTCTACATTCAATTTCATTGGCAGTTAATAACCTAATATTCATTTAATTACCACTTCCTCTGGTACATTAACTACACTTAACCCGTCAATTTCTAGCATTTCTCCTGTTGTAATATCAACTATGCCATCAATACCAATGCCTTCCTGTATAGCTAAACCAGATTTAAACTCTGACCACTTAAATTCATCAACTGTTTTTGAGTTGATAAGGTCTGTTCTGCCATTACTGGTTGCCCATTCAAGCAACTTCTTTTTATCATAATCAAGTTTCTTAGTGGCTTTTTTCAGCACCACATCACCACAAAGTAAGGATACCTTGTATTGGGTCTTGGTTTCTTGCTTAGGAACTACATCCATTAAAACTTTAAGTTCTTCCTCCAAGTGTCTAATACGTGTATATTGAAGTACATCTTTATCTTGATAACTTTCTGTAATAGCTCTTACACGTTCTTCACAAACTGCTTTAAGTTCTTCTCTATGTGCATTAATACTTTTGATTTCTTCTATGATTTCATCCATGCGAGCCTTATTTTGTACAACTACTGGATCTAGTTCAATTTCTTTTTTCTTTGCCATATATTCCCCTCCTAAAATGGCGTACCATTTTTACGCCAACTCTTTACTTCTTTTTCTAAATCAGCCACTCTATTTCTTAATGCTATATTCTCTTGTACCAAATCATCATTGGTATAAGAGTTATCTATAAGCTCCTTATAAAGCTTAAGTTTTTCATTCTCTTGTGTCAGCTCTCTAATCCTGCTGTAATGAATGTCATGCACCATATTAATCAAATCTCTAACTGTTATTTCTTGGAGCATATTGCTTACCTCCATAAAAGGTGTTAACCTATATATAGGTCTTTTTCTATGCGCTGCCTTAATGGTGGCGCTTTTTACATACACAAAAAACTAACTATAATCGGAAGTATAAATAGGCTAGCAATCATAATACCAAACACTACTCCGCCTAAGATTTCGCCTAATAACTTCATTAGCGCACCTCTAAACTTATTTTTAAGGCCTTATCTACCCTTTGCATATCACTTTCGCTTAGCACATCGTGTATTTGAACTATTTCACATTTATCCACTGTATCAAGTTGTTCCAGTAACACCA